CCTATCCCTGTGTGCCTTGGCAGTCTCAGCCTCTCTATGGGCAGTCGGTGATCCCGTGGAACCGTAACGGCTGACCCCTGCAGGCCGCTGCGGGACGTCGCGGCGGCCTCAGCCAGACAAAGAGACTGACCATGACTGAACCGCTCAACGCGGCCCCTGCGGCCGCGAACGCCCCCGGCTTGCCTGATAAACAGCGCCGCTTGATCGAGCTGGATGACGCGATCGCCAAGATCCGCACCCAGATCGCAACGGCCGACTTGACCCGCCAGACGCAAGGAAAACCGATCGACCCGGTGTGGTTCAACCGCGCCCGTACCGCGCAGCGCCACCTTTACCGCGAGCGTGCCGAACTGCTCGCCGATGGCAGCGGCTGGCACCGCCGTAACAAGATGAAGGACGCGCTGATCGATATCCTGCGCGCCCGCCACGATCCCGAAGTCTGGGCTGACCTGATCGCCGCAGCCCGCGCCCGTAGCGAAGCGGAGGGTTTGTGATGGCAGAGCTTCCCACCCCACCAACGCCCACCCTGACGGCGATCTATGCCGCATACGAAAACCGCCAGGGTGACGGCTTTCGCGAACATCTCGGCGCATCGCTGATCGGTAAATCCTGCGGCCGCGCGCTGTGGTTCGATTTCCGCTGGGTCACACCCTCGCGCTTTTCTGGCCGCATGCTTCGCCTGTTCGAGACCGGGCAGCGCGAAGAAGACCGGATTGTCGCCAACCTGCGCTCGACCGGCGCCACCGTACTGGAGGTCGATCCCGAGACTGGCCGCCAGTTCCGGGTCGAAGCCCATGGCGGCCATTTCGGCGGCTCGCTCGATGGCGTGGCCCTGGGCCTGCTGGAGGCGCCGAAGACCTGGCACGTCGTCGAGTTCAAGACCCATTCGGTCAAGAGCTTCGCAGACCTCGTCGCCAAGGGGGTCGTGAAATCGAAACCCCAGCACACCGCCCAGATGCTGACCTATATGCACCTGACCGGGCTGACCCGGGCCATGTACATTGCGGTCTGCAAGGACACGGACGCACTGCACATCGAGCGGATCGAGGCCGATCCTGAAGCCGCAACCCGGCTGCTCGACAAGGCCAAACGCACCATCGATGCCCAGCATCCGCCGGCCCGGATCAGCGATGATCCGACCTGGTTCGAGTGCCGGATGTGCTCGCACCATGCCGCCTGCCACGCCGGCGATGCGGCTGCGGTGAACTGCCGGACCTGCCTGCATTCCACGCCCGTCGAGGGCGGTTGGCACTGCGCCCGTCATGACCGCAAGCTTGATCCACGGGACCAGCGCCGCGCCTGCGCCCGCCATCTCTTCATCCCTGATCTCGTCCCCGGAACCGTCACCGACGCCGGTGAGGATTTCGTCGCCTACCGCATGGCCGACGGCTCCGACTGGCTGAACGACGCGCGCCAGAAGGAGGCCGCAAATGCTTAAGCTCCGCCCCTATCAGCAGTCGGCAATCGCCGCGATCTACAGCTATTTCGAAGACAAGAACGGCAATCCCTTGGTCGTCATCCCGACCGCTGGCGGCAAAAGTCTGGTCATGGCCTCGTTCATCGACGGGGTCCTCAAGGCCTGGCCCGATCAGCGCATTCTGGTCGTAACCCATGTGCGTGAACTCATCGCTCAGAACCATACCGAGATGCTGGGCCTGTGGCCGGAAGCACCTGCCGGTATCTACTCCGCCGGCCTCGGTCGCCGTGATGCTGGAGCGCGCATCCTGTTCGCCGGGATCCAGTCGATCCACCGCCGCGCGGCCGAAATCGGCCACTGTGATCTGATCTTGATCGACGAAGCCCATCTGATCCCGGGCAAGGCGAGCACAATGTACCGCCGCTTCCTGGACGCCATGAAAGCGATCAACCCGAAGCTCAAGGTGATCGGGCTGACTGCCACGCCTTATCGCCTCGACTCCGGCATGCTCCATGAAGGCGAAAACGCGCTGTTCACCGACATCGCTTACGAGGTGTCGGTCCGCGACCTGATCACGGCTGGCTACCTCAGTCCGCTGATGTCCAAGCAGCCGAAGACCAAGCTCGATGTGACTGGCGTCGGTACGCGCGGCGGAGAGTTCATCGCCCGCGACCTTGAAAAGGCGGTCGACCAGGACGCCATCACCAAGGCGGCCGTGAGTGAGATCATTGTCTATGGCAAGGATCGGAAGTCGTGGCTGGCCTTCTGTTCGGGCGTCAGTCACGCAACACACGTTGCCGAGGAATTCCGCCGCTGCGGGATCAGCTGCGCCACGATCTTCGGCGACACCCCCAAGGATGAGCGCGACCGTATCATTGCGGAGTTCAAGGCCGGCAAGATCCGCGCGCTGGCTTCGATGGGGGTGCTGACCACCGGCTTCAACGCCCCGGCTGTGGACCTGATCGCCATGCTGCGCCCAACCAAGTCGGCCGGGCTTTACGTCCAGATGGCGGGGCGCGGCACGCGGCTTGCGCAAGGCAAGGACAATTGCCTCGTCCTGGACTTCGCCGGCAACGTGAAACGTCACGGCCCGATCGATCTCGTGAAGCCGAAGCGGCCGGGTTCGGGCGATGGTGATGCGCCGGTAAAGGTCTGTCCGGATTGCGACAGCATCGTGGCCGCTGCCGCGCTGGAATGTCCGGATTGTGGCTATCTCTTCCCGGCCCGCCAGGTGAAGCTGGCGCCCACCGCGTCGACACTTGCCGTGCTTTCGTCCGGTAAGCCCAAGGGGCCGCAATGGCTCCAGGTCTCCAACATCTCCTACCAGCGTCATGAAAAGCCGGGTGGCCGCCCTTCGCTCAAGGTCACCTATCAGTGCGGCCTTGGCTGGCACCACGAGTGGATCTGTCTCGAGCACACTGGCTACCCCCGCACCAAGGCCGAGGCATGGTGGCGTGAACGGGCGCCGGGCATTCCTGTGCCGCGCTCGGTCTATGCGGCTCTCCAGCTGGTCCACCGTCTGCGCCGCCCCAGTCACATCGCTGTGCGCCCGTCGGGCAACTACACCGAAATCACCAAGGCAAAGTTCGACACATGCCATACGCCAACCCCGGGCTCTGCTCCGTCTGCCATCGCGAACCCCGCGGCTTCGGCTGGTTCATCCCGCACTACCGGGTCTCCGATCCCCGCCGGGACGAAAGCCGCAAATATCTTTGCAGCCGCGGCTGCCAGGACCTCTGTCACCGGAGGCAGGGCATGATCAACACCAGCCGCAATGAGCAGGCCGCCATGGTTAAAGGCGGCCAGGCTGGCGGCCGCTTCCTCGAGAAGATCGGCAAGACCGACCTTGCAACCCTCAGCGATGCCGAGTGGGCAGGCTTCGTCGAGCATCTGGTCACGGGCTACTGTGACCACCTGCGCGAGCTCGCGCCGACATGTCGGAGTGCCCCTTCTGATGAGTTCGTCCTTCATGGCGCGCATGGCGCGCGCCTTCTGGCCAACGGCTATACCATCCTGCCCATCGCGCCCGGCGGCAAGAAGCCGGGCCGGTACCAGCGCGGCGCATGGGTCGATTACCCCGAATGGAACCGTCATGCTGAGCGGCCAACTACCGAGGTCGAGGTTTCGACATGGTCCAGCTGGCCGGACTGCGGCATCGGTATTGTCGGCGGCGGCGTGGCTGCCGTTGACATCGACATCCTGACCGACCCGGACCTGGCGCTCCGAATTGAGCAGCTCGCCCGCACCAGGCTGGGTGACACCCCGGCGCTGCGCATCGGCAGGGCTCCAAAACGCCTGCTGGTCTATCGCACCCGAGAGCCTTTCAGGGGGATCCGGCGCGCGCCGCTCGAGGTGCTGTGTCTGGGACAGCAGTTCGTGGCTTACGCGGTTCACCCGGATACAGGACAACCCTATGCATGGCCCGAGGACGGGTTGTCTGAGCTCGACCTCGATAGCCTGCCGGTCATCGACGCGGATATGGCCGCCGCCTTCATGGAAGAAGCGCTGGCCCTGGTCCCGCCCGAACTGCGGCCATCCAGTCTGACCTCGGTCTCTGCCAGAGCACCGGCGGTTCCGGCGCATGCCCAAGCCGGGACGCATGACGCTATTCGCGCCGCGCTGCAGTATCTGCCCAACAGCGATCTCGACTACGACAGCTGGGTGCGGATTGGCATGGCGATCAAGGGCGCGCTTGGCGAGGACGGGAAGGACCTGTTCACGGCCTGGTCTGATCAGGCTGTGAAAAACGTCGCCGCTACGACCGAAAAGGCATGGGGCAGTTTCCGCCCGGACCGCATTGGTGCTGGCTCGATCTACCACCTTGCCATGGAACGGGGCTGGAAGCCGGATCCAGGCCTGGTCCTCGACGGCAGCCAGCCCGGGGATGAAAATCACCCGGCATCTGGCCTGCTGGCCCGGCTCGATACCACGGCCCCGGCAACTGAGGATGCGCCGCCGCCCAAATTTGCGCTGACGATCCCGGGCGGACTGGTCGGCAAGCTGACTGATTACATGCTATCGACCGCTCGCCGGCCTCAGCCGCTGCTATCGCTTGGCGCCAGCCTTTGCGCGATTGGCGCTCTGATGGGGCGGCTCTACCGTACCGAAAGCAACCTGCGGTCGAACCTCTATGTGGTGGGCATTGCGGACAGTGGCTCTGGCAAGAACCACTCTCGCGAAATCATCAACGAGGTGCTTTTCGAGGCCGGGCTCGCCAATCATCTGGGCGGCAATAAGATCGCGTCGGGCGCCGGGCTACTGACTGCGCTGCATCGCCAGCCTGCGATCCTGTTCCAGATCGACGAGTTCGGCATGTTCCTTTCGGCAGCCGCAGACCGCAAACGCAGCCCGCGCCATATCACCGAGATCCTCGACAACATGACCGAGCTTTACACCTCGGCAGGTGGGATCTTCCTGGGTGCGGAATATGCCAATCGCGACGGCACAAATGAGCGGCGCGACATCGTCCAGCCTTGCCTCTGCGTTTACGGCACCACGACCCCCATGCACTTCTGGGGCGCGCTGCAAGGGGCCAATGTGGTTGACGGCTCGCTCGCCCGCTTCCTGATCCTGCCCAGTGACGAGGACTACCCGGACGAAAACGTCGCCGTCGGGCTTCGCACCCCGCCACAGGATCTGATCGCAGGGCTCCAGCTGCTCGCTTCCGGTCCGGGGCAGCAGCGTGGCAATCTGGCGGGCGCAACCTCTGGCCCGCAGACCGCAGTCGTGCTGACCACCGTGCCGATGACCGACGAGGCACGCGCGCGGTTCAAGGCACTGAGCGGGGAACTTACCGGCGAATTGCGGGCGGCTGCGGGCACGGCCTTTACCGCCATCCTTGCACGCATCGGTGAGATCGCCCTGAAGCTCGCGCTAATCGTGGCGGTGGGCAAAGATCCGGTGGCTCCCGTCATCGCGATTGATGACGCAGATTGGGCCATCGCTTTCGTGCGTCATTACGCTCAGCGGGCAATGGAGGCGGTGGACCGCCATGTCGCAGATACCGAGACCGAGGCTCACCTGAAACGTCTGCGTGAACTGATCCGGGCAGCCGGCGCCAAGGGCATCACCAAGTCTGAACTGACCCGCGGCTCCCAGTGGCTCAAATCCCGGGACCGCGACGATATCATCCAGACCCTGATCGAGAGCGGAGACGTAACGACGGGCATGCGCAGCTCTGCTACCAGGCAGGCCATGGTCTACAGGCTGGCGCGCTGGTCGGGTAATTGGCGGGACGCGAGTGGCAAAAAGGTCGCCACCAATCACCAAGGACCGTCGTGATGGATTCCCCTCTGGATGGTCCTTCAATGGCCCAAGTTCCGTCAAAAGCAGCTTTATTGCATCCAAGCATATGGATTGGCGTAATAAAATCGGGTTTCGGAGAAAGTTCAATCTTTCAAGGGGTGCCTTATATATCCCCTCGCGTACGCGCGCGTTTTAAAGATAGAGAGGTGTACCCCTATAAAAATAATAATAATTGAAATATTATATATTCCCTAGCCTACTCAAGGGGTTGGGCG